TTGGGTGCGGCCGAGGCCCTCCAGCGTGGCGGTCGTCTGCCGGAGGAACGTCGAATGGGCCTCGACCACGGGAATCACGACCGTCCGGTGCATGGCGTGAGCGGCCTCGCGGAGGAGCCACAGCAGCACGGCCAGCACGATGAACGGAACCCCGAACTCGCGGGCGGTCCGCAGCACGATCTCGATCGTCTCGGTAGTCATGTGTGCTCCTCCCACCATTTCCTGACCAGCGCCTCTACGATTGCCCCGATGGCCCACCACAGGAGCATCGTCATGAACGCGAAGCCCGCCCGCTGGGCGTACTCGTCGCGGACGCGGCCCTCCCAGAGCCGCCGCATGTCGTCGCGGTCGTGGCCGGCGGCGGCAGCCGCCCGGCCCGTGGGCGACATGCTGGCCGCAGTCGCCGTGATCTCGTCGCACCGCTCGCGGCCGAGCATCGCCCGGCGGATCGGGTGGCGGGCCAGCTCGGCCCAGACGTAGTCGGCGTCGGTCATCGGTCGCACCTCCCGTCCTTGCAGACGGCGGCCGCCACCGGCTGGCCCAGAATCCGCCGGATCTCGGCAACGTGGCTCCCGGCAGTCAGCCCGCCGGTCGAGCCCCACAGCACCGCGACCACCTCGCCGCGGGCGTTGAAGATCGGGCCGCCGGAGTCGCCCTGCCGGGCGGCGGCCCGGACCTCGAGCATGTGCTGCTGGTGCCGACCCGTCGGGCCGAGGAACTGGGTGACAGCCCCGCTCGCCTCCCGGTAGGTGAACGGCACTGGCCCGTATCCGGCGAGCGTCAGCCGGTCGCCGACGGCCGGGGGCCGGGCCGCGATCGGCACCGGGGCGGCGGCGGGGGCCGCGGTCGAGAGCACCGCCAGGTCAAAGGCCGCATCCCACGACGCCACGCGGGCCGGGCCGCTTGTCCCGTCAGGCCAGCGAATCGTGATCGCGTCCCGGTTGCCACGCACCACGTGCCAGGCCGTGAGCACCTTTGCCCGGCCGTCACGGGTCTCGACGAGCACGCCGGACCCGCAGTCCTTTGCCGGGCCGGCCCCGCACTCGATCCGGCAGACGGCGGGCCGGGGGCCGGGGGCGGCGGCCACCGCTGGAGCCGGGGGCGGCGGGTCGGGCAGCTGCCCGGCACCATCGCACACCGGGCACGCGAACCGCACAGGGCCGGGGCCAACGACGCGGTCGCCGTGGCAGTTGTCGCACGGGGCGGCCGCGGCGGTCGCGGCCAGGAGGAGCGTGAGGATGATGGATCGCATGGTCACCCGGCAGGCCGGCTCCAGTCATCGGGGAGGGTCACGCTCGCGACCGTGAACGACCCCTCCCATGCGGATCGGGCTGTCCGCTCGGAGTCGTAGCGCACGATGTCGTAGGAATCCGGATAGGCCATGAGCCGCTGGTCGGGCATCCACCGCGCCCACGGCACCGCGTGCCCGTTGCGGCCCACGCTCACGACGTAGCCGTGGAGCACGAGGCACACCGCCTGCTCGTAGCTCTCCGGGAAGATCACCTCGAGCGGCCGGAAGTGCCGGGCCGTCTCCTCCCACCCGGCCGGGAACCGCGAGACCGGCGTCCACGGGCCGCGGGCCTGGTTGAACCCGCCCCGGCCGGTCGTGCCGTGGATCGCGTGGCGGAACTGGTAGTCGTATGGCTGCACCGTCTCGGGCAGCATCCCGCGACGGCAGGCGATCTCCAGCACCGCCCGGACGTTGGCCCCGCCCCACTGCCGCGGGTTGGCCTCGGCGTAGACGGACAGCGGCGACAGCCAGACCGAGCCGAAGTCGCGAGACTCGGGGTAGCGGTAGTCCTTCCGCGGCCCGCCGTAGTTCACGCCCCGCGCCCGGTTGCGGGCGGCTTCCACGTTCACGCGGAGGGAGTGGCAGGTACATTCGTGTGTCGGGTCTTGGTTCGTGAACCGATCGACGTAGTTCATTCCCCACGCCCCGGCCGCGTCGTTCTCCCTGGCCTTCGCCCCCCAGTCGCGCGGCTCGATCCACAGGGCCTTCGGGAACTCACGCGAGGCGGACCCGCAGGCGTCGCGGAGGGCGTCGGGCGTGTCTTCCGCGGCCAGCTCGGCTGGGTAGCCGTCGTGCCCGTTGATCGGGAAGACGTCGATCAGTCGCGGGTCGATGATCACGGCACGGCCTCCATCACCGCCGCCTCACTCCCCGGCCGCGGCGTCACCCGGATCACTGTCCGGCCCGCGAGGGCGACGACCGCCGGTAGCCCCGCTTTGCGGGCCGCATCCAGGGCGGAGCGATACTGCTCCGGCACGTCGCCGTCGCCGTCGGTCGTGTCTGCCTCGAGGAGCGTGGCGACCACCTTCCGCTCGCGGTTGAGGCGGTTGACCGCCACGGTCACGTAGGCGGGCACGGCCCCATCGTCCTTTTCGTAGACGTAGACGGCCGCCGTCGCGGACCCGCTCGTGTCCACGCGGCACCCCTCGACGCGCGGCAGCGTCAGCAGGAGAAGCCCGGCGGCGATGAAGGCGAACGGCCTCACGCCTTGGCCTCCGGCTTCAGCAGCTCGTGGGTGAGCTGCTCGCACACGGCCACGCGTCCACCGGCGTCCGGGTCCGCCGGCCAAGACGGCCGCGGAGCTGCTGCACACCCACGACCACGCCGTAGCCGACCAGGCCGACGGCGATCACGATCTGGGCCAGGGTCGCGTAGTTCACGGGGTCTGCTCCAGGTCTGCGGCCTTGTCGGAGATCCACCTGGCGAGGGCCGCGCCCTGCGGGGTGTGCAGCACGGCCGCCACGAGGCGGGCGAGCTCGTCGTCCATGCGGTTGCCGGTCTTGCTCGCGAGCCACTCGATCGCGTCGGCGATCGTGTCGGCCCGGCCGCCGTCATCCACGGCCGCCGACAGCCGCTTGGCGTAGCCGAGCAGGGGAGCCCACTCCACGAGCAGCCGGACGTTGTCGAGCATGTCAGCGCCTCACGAGCGGCAGCACTTGCTCCACGGCCCCCGACGCCAGTGCCAGGACGAGCGCCCGCACGGCGGGCCGGGCGAGGACCCAGATCGGGTAGGCGAGCGGCGGGACCGCCCGATCGGCCACGGCATCGAACAGGCTCGCGACCGCCTCCAGGGCGAGGGCCTTCTTCGCGGCACCGCTCAGGCCGTTGGCGACGTCGAGGCCCGCGATCACCAGCCGCAGCAGGGCGAGCATGAGGTCGCCGAACTCGGCCCACGTGAGGCCGTCGGCGGCGGCTGACTTGGCCGCCTCGACGAACGCGTGGATCTTCGCGAGCAGGCCGCCGTCGAGGTTCTCGGCGACGGTCACGGGGGCGTCGGAAATCATCGGGAGGCCTCCGTGGAACTGAGGGCGATCCGCATCCGGGCGGCGGCTGCCGCCGCGGCGGCCCGGGCGCCCGCGAGCGTCGAGACCTTCACGCCGCGCGGGGCGGCCTGGGCTGGCCCGGCCTGGGCGGGCTCGACGATCCCCTCGGGGTAGTCGTCGACCCAGATGTCGACCGAAATGCCGGCGGCCGCTGCGGCCGACCGCTTCCGCTGGTCCGGCCCGACGAGCAGCACGCCGGCAAGTTCGTCGTGGAGATCCCCGAACGCGGTCCGCAGGGCGGCCCGGTTCTCCTCGTTGTCTTCGCGTCGCGTGATGCACACCACCCGGTTGCCGCGGGCCTGGGCATCGGCGACGAACGACCGCCACAGCCCGGGGGCCGCGGTGAACGTGCCGTCGAAGTCGAGGGAGATCGTGAGGCCGCGAGGCTCGGCCCGGTGGGCCATCGCGCTCCGGGCGTTCTTCCAGAGCGGCAGCGAACGGATGCCCGCGGTGCTCTGCGGGTAGGCCGGGTAGGTGACGGCGGAGATGTCGTACAGGCCGGTCGCGCGGAAGACCGTCCGCACGACGTTTCCCTTCTCGTCCTCCGTCCAGGTCTCGCCGTCGGGGGCGGTCGTGAACGCGAACGACGCCCCGGTGATCGTGCGATCCTCGACCAGCATCGCGAGGTCGCGGCCGTGGGTGGTCTGGATCGGGCGGTGGGTGTATTCCAGCCCCTTCAGGCCCTTCCGGATCTCCAGCCGACCGTTGGTCGTCCGGCCCGTGATCAGGTGCGACAGGTGGTCGGTGAGGAACGGAACGTCGAGCTTGCCGCGCGGGTCGTTCGCCTTGCGGTCGACCAGGCCGTCGAAGGCCGTCGGCGCGAACTTCTCGCGGAAGCCGCCGAGGTCGACGGAGAACGAATCCCACGGCGGCGAGATCCCGGCGATGACGGGCGGCTCCCCGTCCCGCGTCTGGACGGTGATCGCCTCGGGGTAGTCGGCGGTCAGGAGGTAGCGGCGTTCGATCGTGCTGGTCATGCAGTTCAACGAACAGGGCCTCCAACGCGTCGGCGTCGCGCTCGGCGTCCGTCAGTTGTTCATCAAGGCTCATGCTTCCCTCTTACTTCAAAAGTCCAGAATCGCTTCGAGGGCCATATTTCTTGGCAATTTCTGCCATCCGGGCCTCGTACTTGGCCTTCGCCGCGGCGATCTTCTGCTCTTTGACGATACGTGCGTTTTCGAGTCCCTTCTGGTGCCACTCCTCGATTGACTTCTTGTATGAGTCAATCCGGGCCAGCTTTTCCTTGACCTCGGCCTCTTTCTTTTTGAGCTCGGCCAGCTTCTTCTGCGCCTTATTGACCTCGCGATCAGCCTCGGCCTGCGTGCCCTCGATTCGGTCGCGAAGCCGCTCCTTCCTCTGCTTCTGCTGGGGCGTTTCCTTTGGCTTTTCGCTATTGCCAGCAGAAGGCCCTCCGGCGCCTCCGTCGCTTACGGTCACAGAAACGGAATCCCCTCCGCCTCCGGCACCGCCATCGGACCCGCCGCCACCGCCGCCGCTCTTGCCGCAGGTGTTTCCATCCTGGAATCCACCGGAGCCTGTCCCGCAGTTGCGGGCGTTGCCTTTGCATCGGCAGGCATGGGCTGACCGCTGGCCCTCGCTGCCGGAAGAGTCGGCAGTCATCGGCGCGGCAGACAGTTCGGCCACCCGCTTCCCGACCGTGAACTCGGTCGGCTGGTCGCCCTGGTAGACGCGGATCAGGGCTGCCGGATCGTCGGGCGTGGCCTCGATCGCAAACGGCGAGCCCTCGGTCCCCAGCGTCCCGGACGTCATCAAGTGCTCGATCACGCCGTCGCCGTCGGTCCAGTAGACGCGCTGGCCGAGCGTGAACCCGCCCGCCGACGGCACGCTCTCGCCCTGGCCGGCGGCATCGCCAGCGTCGTTCGGCGTGATGGCCGACATGGAGAACAGCGCCCGGTACAGGTTCGCCCGGGCGACCGAATCGCCGCGGAGCAGCGCCCGGTTGTCGAGCTGGAAGAACGTGTTCTCGCCGTAGGTGTCCTGCAGCCAGAGGTTGACCGCGCCCTCGAACCGCTTCTGGCACGGCAGCAGGCACCACACCTGGGCCTGGAGGTTGTCGGCCTCGGGGCTGCCGTACCGCTGTGCCTTCGCATCGCCGACGAGTGAGGCCGGCACGCCCCAGTGGCTGCACACCTCGGGCAGGATGGATTCGCGGAGCTGCTGGAACTGCGACTGCTCCATCGTGTTCGACTGCATGGGCACGAGCTTGTGGCCCGGGATCATGACCGCCGGCGTGCCGCGGTTATCCCCGCCGTACATCTCGCGGAACTCCGACCGGTAGCGGGCCATGGTCGTGTCGTCCATCCGCTTGTCGGTCTCGATCACGAAGTCGGGCCGCGCCCCCTTCCGCCAGAGCGTGAGGGCTGCGCCGTCGAGCTCCCGGGCGATCGTGATCGCCGTCGCGAGCGTGTCCGTCGGGGGCGTGCCCGTGATCCCGTTGTCGCCCAGCCAGCGGAAGTGGAGGACCTCACTCTGCTGGAGCGGCATCCACTTCCCCAGCTCGTCAAACCACTCGTAGGCGAGCGAGTAGTCGGCGAGTTGCTTCGTCCGCATCCGCCGCGGGTGGAGCGGGATCAGGTGGGTCATCGCCCCCCGGTTGCCAGCCACGATCCTGGCGAAGCCGCCGCCGTGGAGGGCAGTCCAAAACGCTTGCAGGGTCCAGAAGTCGAACGGGCTCTGCCACGGGTTCGGCCGCACCCGCAGGGCGTGGACCGCCTGCCGGTAGACGCTCGCGGCCGGATCGCCGAAGCCCTGGACCGCGTCGAGCGTTTTGCCCGCCAGCCGCACCTTCAGCCGGGGCGACATGCACCCGATCGACTGGGCGATGAACCGGCAGACGCTGAAGACGCTCGACACCCGGACGGCGAGCTCGGGGTGGACCCGCCGCTGCGATGCGGAGCCCCACGCGAGCGGGTCAAGGAGCGTGCTGTCCGCGATCGTGGCGCGCGTGGATGCCCGGGACCGCCGCGAGGCGGGCCGCTTCGTCGACGGATTCTGCGGCGACCGCCTGGAGGCCGGGGGCTTGGCGCGTGGCATGGAAGGCATCCTTCCAAACCGCCACCGATTTGCCCTATAGCCGC